GTCTTCAGCAGGGCGGTCCGGCGCTCGGTGACCTTGTCACGCTCGGCCAGCAGCTTGCGGATCAGCTCATCCACGGCAGGCAGTCCCCTTCACGAGACGGCGTTCGACGTGGGCGCGTCATCTCGTGGGGACCGGCTGTCCGGGCCGCATGCCTGCGGGGGGACGCCTGTCCGGGACTACCTTGATCTGCCCGTAACGCGGCCAGGATAAGACCGCGATGATCAGCGGGTCAAGCGTGCCGGGGCTTTCCCGTTGCCGCCGGCCAGCTTCGACGACGCCAGCTGGCGCAGCAGCCGCAGCCCCTCCGCCACCTGCGCGCGGACGAACTGCTCGCCCGGCCGGGGAAACCCCACCGGCACCGGGCCGTGGAACAGCGGCCCCTCGCCGAGCAGCGGATTCCGGGTCGTGATCAGCAGCATGAACTGCGGCACCGGCATGACGCCCTGCGGGGCCTGCATCGCCGCCTGGCCGAGCGTCACCGCGTGCGCGTACTCCTCGCCGAGCGCCTGGCGGCCGATCTCGTCAGCGACCCACCCGGAAACCTCGGCCACGATGTCGGTCATGCGCCCAGCTTAAGCAGCTCGAGCGCGCGCCGGCGCGCGGCCAGCGCCTCCGCCGCGTCACCCTCGACCGCCTCCGGGACGCCTGCGTCGTCGATCTTGATCGTCCCGTCCTCGGAATACAGGCTTCCGCCGCAGCCAGGGCAGAACCGGCTGTCACCCGGGCACATGCGCCCGCACCCGTTCGTCTTCGTGTACGGGCACTTCACCGCCGGGATGCCGTTGACCTGCGGGTCATAGTCCGGGGTGCTGTCGTCCGGGTAGCCGCCGCCGTCACGCGACTCGGCCGCCCGGGCCGCGCCCAGCGCCTCGGCCGGGAGGGCCGTCATCGTCGAGCCGCCCGTCGCCCGGTTCGCGGCGACCGCCACCGACGACACATCGCCTTCGTGCAGCTCCAAGTCGAGCATGTCGCGCTGCTCCCAGTCCGGCGACCACTGCTGGCCCATCGTGACGAACGCGATCGACATCTGGTCCATGTCGCCGCGCTCGACCGCGTAGGCCAGGTCCCGGACGTCGCTACGGCGGCCGTCCATCGTCGCCAGGACGTGCAGGCCCTTCGAGTCCTGCGAGAGCTTCATCGTCCCGTTGGCCGTCTGTGCCAGCGGGATGCCCTTGTCGTTGTGGCCGATCAGGAACGGCACGTACAGGTCCGGGTTGGCCAGCGTGCGGGTGAAGGCGCCGGGCCGCACCACCTCGCGGTACTCATCGCCCCATGAGTCATACATCTGGAAGGGGGCATCGAACACTGCACCGTAGCCCTCGAACTCGAAGTTCGTCCCGCCCGAGCCGTCCGGCTTCGCCCGCATCTCCATCAGCATGCTCCGCCGGGCGCGCTGGCCGATCAGCGATCCGGCCCACCGCTTGCGCCGCTGCTGCCACTTCAGGTCACGCGGCGCGGCCTTCGACTCGCTGACCGAGCCGTCCGCGTTCCAGTTGTCCGGGATCTTCGACGACTTCCCCATAGCCTTGGCCCGGCCGATGATGTACTTCCGGATCGCGTCGTGGTCCGCACCGCCCCGGCCGACCGCGCGAATGGCGTTGTCGAGATCTTCCTCGTCGTCGATCGGGTAGCTGAAGTGGCCGTCCGGGTTCTTGAACGCGTGGCCCTTCGCGCCGAGAGCCTTGATCTCATCGGCGGTGTACTTCGCCATGATCACTCTCCTTGTGCTGGCCGCAGCACCGGCGGCGGCAGCGGCGTCACCAGCGCGTCCAGCTCCGCCTTGATCGACGGGTCCATCCCGACCAGCGTCGTGTTCGACAGGTCCATCTTTTCCCGGCCCTCAGCCTGCGTCATGATCCGCGACCCGATCGCCATGTGCATCCCGGTCCACTTCGTCAGGAAATCCACCCGCTGCAAAGCATCGGTGTCGAACTTCACATACAACCGCGGGTCCAGGCACCCGCCCAGCCACATCTCCCACTTCTTGATCCACCGGTACATCGTGAACGTCAGGAAATGCATCGCCCGCTGCTCAACATTCGCGTAGGTGATGTTCACCCCGTCGGACGCGGCGCCGATCAGCTCCGGCGGCACCCGCCCCATGTACCGGCACACCTTCGAGTCCGACAGCTTCTGCGTGTCCAGGAACTGCGACTCATCCGGGCTGATCTGGATCTTGTCGTACTTCCAGCCCCCCGCCACCACCACCGGCTCCCGCGACCCCCGCAAAGCGGCCATGAACCGCTGCTTGAACGTCTGCGCGTCCTTCTCGCTGATCATGTCCAGCTTCTCATTCGACAAGATCGCCGAAGGGTGGCCGCCGTCCTCGAAATACTGCGCCCCGAAATGCTCACTGTTCAGCCCCAGGCGAACAGCCCGGGTCGCGTACTGCAGCGGGTTCATCCCGATCGGCGACCCGGGGAACCGGTACATCGCCTTGTGCCACAGCCGGGCCGGCGGGATCACCTCGTTGCGGAACTTCCACTCATACGTCCCGTCGGCCAGCTTCCGCGGGTGCACCACCATCGGGTTCTCCAGCTCAACCTGGGTAGGGCGCTGCATCCGGTCCCGGGCCACCACCTGGCCGAACATGTTCCCGCGCAGGCACTCCGACATGGTGCCCATGTAGACGAAGTCGTCGATGTCGGCGTCAGCCGACGGGCACATCAGGATGTCCGGCTGGTTCTGCACCCGGATCGCCTCACCGGCGCCGACCGCGTCACCCTCATAAGCCCACGGGGTCAGCATCGCCATGCAGGACGCGATCAGGTCGCTGCACGCCCACACCGCGCTGTGGCGCAGCGCGCCCTCCGGATCACCGCTCGACACATCCTGCAGCGCCTGGGTGTAGGCGCCGATAGGCGGTGACAGGAACGTCAGCGCCCGCTCCTCCAGGCCCGCCCGCATCCCGAACGTCTGCCGCCCCGCCTGCGCGGCCGCCGGGCGCGGCCCCGAGAAGACGGCCACCTACAGCCGCCGGTCGAGCAGCAGCAGGAACGCGCCGCCCGCGATCACCCCGGCCGGCCGGTAAACCATCGCCGCACCGTAAGCCACCATCGCCGCCCCGGCCAGCCCCGGCACCGTCGGCAGCACCGCCAGCACCCGGCCCGTCACCTTCCCCGCCGCCGCCGCCAGCCCGCCCAGCAGCGCATCACGCCAGTCCCGGCGCCCGCCAGCAGCAACAGCCGCCACCCGCACCCCCTCGTGATCGCTGCGCCTAGAATGCCACACCCGTTACCACATGGTCAGCAACGGATCAACCGGCGGCGGAAGGCGTTTCAGGATGTACACCCCCATGCACAGCGTGACCGCCGCGTCGATCCGCCGCTTCGACTTGCCCTTGCTGAGCGTGAACCCCCGCTCCTGCTGCCGCTTCGCCGCCGCCAGCACCTGACGGGCGGTCTCCGGGTCACCGTCTTGCACGATCTGCTGGTGAATGATCATGTCGAACGCCTCCCCGCACGCCGGGGCCATCAGGACCGGTGTCTGGTCGAACTGGATCACCCTGATCCCGTCGTCCTCGAGGTCCAGCGCAGGCAGCTCGAAGAACCGCGGGTCATACACCACGCCCCGGAACTGCGAGCCCAGCTCCACCGCGCGGGTCTTGGCGTACGCGAAGACCTCCTTGTGGTCCACCTGGCCGGCGCCCGGCAGCCAGAGCCGCGCCGAAAACGTGATCCGCCCGTCGGGCAGCAGGGAGAGCGTGCTGACGGCGGTCGAATCCCTGGTCAGCGACATGTCCACCGTGAGCACGGTCGGCTCGGCCCCGGCCAGCGTCCACGTACCCTGGCATTTGCCCCAGGCGGCCGGGTGCTCCTTCAGCCAGGAATCCTCCGGAACCTTCTCCCAGCGGTTCCCGTAGTACCGGCCCCACTCGTGCGCCGGCATCAGCGGGTTCCCCCACTCCGCGACCCGGTCGGCCTCATTCCACAAGATCCCCGCCGCGGGCGACGCCGCGCGCACCGCCGCGTGCCGGTCCGCCTCGACCTCGAAGTCCAGGCCCTCCGGCGCCTCCCAGCACTCGAACAGCAGCCGCGGATTCAGCGCCGGGTTCGCCTCGACGTCCTTCCCGTGCTTGTACAGGCTGCCGAAGAACGAATGATCGACGTCAAACCCGGCCGTCGAGATGTCGATGATCCGGCCGCGGCCCCGCTCGACCTTGCAGACGCCGGTCACGTTGCCGTCAGCGTCACGGACGCCCCACTCACAGCGCAGCTTGCGCTTGTTCGTGGACTTTCCGATCACGACATGCATCCGGGCCCGGCCCTCCCCCACGTCGCCCAGCTCGTGGACCTCGTCGACAACGAACAGCGACGGCAGGCCGCCCTCGTTCGTCGCCGCCACCGCTGCGACCCGGCTGATCTGCCCCGGCCGGCCGTCCGAGCGCACAATTTTCGAGTCGTAAACCTCGAAGTAGTCCCGGATCGGCGACTCGGTCACCTTCCGGCCCTGGCCGCCGCACATGATCGACGCCGCGCCGAACAGCTTGTTCGCCTGGTCCCAGCTGTTCGCCGCGCTGACCACGTCCGGCGACACCGGCGAGATCTGCGGCGGCCCGGCCAGCTCGAGCACCTCGACCGCGGCCATGAACGTCGTCTTCCCGCCCCCGGTCGCCTCCGTGCGGATCCAGTGGCTGTAGCGCCAGTGCCCGCAGCCGCCGCAGTACGAAAACCAGCGCCAGAGGCTCCGCATCTGGTCTTTCCGGAGCCGCAGCGGCGTGCCATACCAGTCGCCCTCGCCGCAGATGCAGTACGTCTCGATCCACCAGCAGGCGCGACCGCCCTCACTCGGCCACGGCTCGCCAGCGGGTGGCGACCAGCCGCAGTCAGCGCACGTCTGCATAGCGGCCGCCGTCGTCGCCCGGGAAGTCTCCGGCCAGGTCGTTCAGCGTCTTCTGCTCGGTCAGGATCGCGATTCCGAGCCGCGCCCGGTTCAGCGCGCCGATCCCGATCTGCTTCTCGCACTCCGCGACGACCTCCATCGCCTGCTTGCCGATCGCGAACCACGGACTCGCCACCGGCTGATCGTTGCGGCCCTCCGTGATCGGGTCCGCCCGCCCCTGATCCATCGCCCGGATCCAGTCATCCACGCTCTGCGCCCACCGGATTACCAGCTCCCGGTCCACCGGCGACAGCGTGGCCGCCAGGCGCTGGTCATCCCACAGCGATTTCCACATCCGCCGCGTCCGCAGGTCGTAATCGCGGCCATCGGAGCGCTTCGGGAGGCCGAACTTCGCCAGTGAGACAGCGGGGAGGGCCACCCGCTGGCCGTTGCGTGGATCAATGGCCTGACCAGGCAGTTTCTTAGCCCGCGGCATGAGGACTCTCGCTACAGACGGTGACCATCGCTGTCCGGTTTGCCCAGACCCCTGCGCGAAAACTGGTACCGGCGGCAAAACGAGGGCTCGGGCGGGTCCTCACAGCGCTCCATCCTTAAAAATACGTATGTCCGGGGTGTCCGGTTTCACGGTGTGTCACCGTGGCCGCGGTTGTGAGTCCAGCAGGCGAGGCCGAGGTATCCGGTGCGGGCCTGGTTGTGGGCGAGGTCGAGCCGGCTGCGGTCCCATAGTGGTTCGCCTCCTATGGCGCATGGCTGGCCTGGTTCCCATTGTGTGAGTTGTTTTTGGCGTTCGAGTTCGTGCTGGCGGTTGTAGCCGCGTTGCTGTCTGCTGGGGCGGGCTGCGTCGTGTGCTCGCTGGCAGGGTGGGCAGCGTTGTTTGCCGGGGTTGGCGCTCATGGGGAAGACGGGCTGGTGGCCGCCGTGGCTGGTGCAGCTGGTGCAGATGCAGATCCGCTGCGGCACTGGTCACTCGCCTGGGTAGGTGGTGCCGGGGTGGCAGGTGCAGATGCAGTGGTGGCAGTCGTAGTGGCGGCCGGTGTCGCAGGCTGGTGAGATCACGGGTCACCCTTTCGTGCGTGGCGTCCGCGCAGTGGCGGGTCGTCGTCCTGGGTGGCGAGTGCGGCCTGGGTGGCGAGGACGTCGGCGAGCGGTGGCGGCTGGCGTGCGCGCGGCGTCGCGCCGTTGGCGCGCGCACGCGGCTTACTTCCCGTAAGGGAAGTGGGAAGGGCGACGTCTATTTGACCGTCTATAGACGCGTCTCCAGACGCGCCATTAGACCGTCTACTAGACCGTTGGTGGCCTGACCTGCCGGAACGCTTCTTGTCGAGCCATCTTTGCTGGCGTTCCGCCTTGAGTTTCCGCTCGTCGAGCACCTTCTCGCGCGTCGGGTTATCCACAAGGTAGCGAGGCATGCTGTAACCACCCGGAACGGTCTCCCAGAGGCCGGCGTCGACGAGCTTTCCCCTCCAGTCGGGCGTGCCGTACTGGGCGGCGACCTCTGACGGCACGAAGCCGTCGAGCAGGTGTCGCGCCACGTAGACACCGCACCGGGCGTAGAGACCGAATGCTGCCGTGCCGGCCCGGGTGACCGCCGGGTCGTCGTAGATCGAGTCGTCCATCTGGAACCGGGGCACGTTTACCCGCGGCCTTCTTGTGCGTGCTTACCTCTCGGATCGCCATCTGCCTCGATGAGCGTTCCTGCGATCTCCCGAATCTCGCGGACTTTCCGCCAGGCGATTCCGCACATGTAGCGGAAGAGGTTCTCCCGGCGGACGTGCGTTGCGCCCATGGTGAGGTCGACGCATTCGCAGAGCACCTCGATTGGGAGCCCGGCGGCGAGTATCTGGTCGACCGAGTTCATCCATGTGGACGGCAGCTCGAACTCCTGGTGTTTCGGGCCGTAGGTCCATGTGGTCCAGGCGTTCAGGAACCGCTCGCGCAGCTCGACGCGCCGGCCGTGGTCGAGCAGGAGCGTGTTCGCGGCTTCGGCTATAGCGTTTGCCCACCTCAGCGCGTCGGCCGACACATCTTCGACTAGCGGCTGATCAGGGCTGGCCGAGGTCTTCCCGCTGTTGCACGGCACGCACGCGGTGACGAGGTTGGCCGGCTCGTCGGTGCCGCCGAGCACTACGGGGATGACGTGATCAACGGTCAGTTGCGCTTCGGGCGCGCTGGCACCGCAATAGCGGCATGCGTGGTTATCGCGGCGCAGTATCTCGAATCTGAGGCGTTTGCTTATAGCCATCCACAGCGCCTTTCTGTACGGATGCGGATCAGGTCTGTCACGTCCTGGTGGCCGCTTCCGAAGCGGCAGCGTCGCGCCTGTGCGCCAGGGTTGCCCGCCAGGACCCCGGTGACCGGTGCCGGGGCCTGGCGGGCGTTGTGCGGGGGGCCTGCCGCTGCTGCTC